GTCTCTGATATAGGTTGACCTGCTGTATAAAATAACCATTCTTGTTCGATACGATAACGTACAGTATCTTTATTCATAATACCCTCTTTACGGTTTTGTGTTGGGTCAAAAAGTGAAGTTAATTCATATAATTGGTTACTACTTATAATCCCCTTGTTATAAGAATTACATAATAACCGTGATATTTCAGTATTCCATATTCTTCTAGTTGATCTTAATATTAGATATTTCATCTTATTTAGCCCCTTGAATAGCCCCAGCCATTAATGCTTGCATTAGTTTAGCTAATAGATCATTAGACTGTTTTAATGCTTCTACATTTACATCACTAGCAGCTTTGTCCAAAGATATAGTTCTACCATCTTTAGTCATATCATCTCTAAAACCAGAAACAGTATCAGTAACCATAAACCCATTAATATGGCCTTCTACTATTCTTCCATCAGGAAACTTAGTTAAGGTATGTATATCCACACAACCTGTTACTAATAGTAGTAACATAAAACATAACTTTTTCATCTTTACGCCTCATTTATTAAAGAAAAATTATAACATTAAAAAATAGTAATGTCAAGAGTTTTGTAACATAACCTATAGTATCTAGTTTATAACTAAGAAATTAACAGGAGTTTCAGCCGTTGGAGCAGCATTAGGGGTTAAAGTAAAACTACCAGTAGCAGCAACTACTACTACAGAAGTCATAGTAGCATCTACTTTACCTACAGTTGCAATAATTATACTATTAAGTGTAACTAAACTATTAGTTACCACTAAAGAAGCAGCAGAAGCAGCAAAATTTACTCTACCTGCTGTTTTATTAATAGTTTGTGCTCCTGTAGTACCAGGAGTTATTACAGTTTTACTAACTGCTACATCCCCAGAAGCAGTTATGGTAGTAAAACTACTGGCAGAAGTTCCACCAGTTATATCAACTAATCCTGCTATAGTTATATCTTTATCTGGAAAAGTATATGTTCTTGCAGCAGTAGTAGCATTAGTTAAGAAGTTAGTAAAAGTATTAGCAGCATTTTTAAAGTTAATCTTAAATAGAGTAAGACCAGTATAACCACCAGTTGCATCTTTATTAGTTGTAGTCTCACCAACTAAAGTAGATAACATAAGTGCTAATGTAGTTTGTGATAATACAGATTGAGCAGCAGCAGTTACAAAATTCTTAATAGAGTTTACATTTTGAGCAGCTAGAAGTAAGTCTGGTCTAGCAGATGCAGGAGAGTCAGTTCCTGCATCTAAGTTTGTTGTTACTACATCAGTTGTAGGCCAAGCCATTTAATATCTCCAGTATCTATTAGTATTAGTTGTTGAAGGTGAAGGTTCAGTACCGTTTGCCATTTAATTATCCCCATGTATTCCAATTATCCCACGTTGTAGATACATTATCCCAAGTGGAGCCAAGTCGTGTAAAGTTATGTGAAACTATTTGAAAAGATATACCATTAGCATTAACAGACCATAGATTTATAACTACTGGCCCTAAATAACTAGTTGTAAACGCAAATGTAAAAGCAGAAGAACCACTAAAACTATCTAATATAGCTGAAGTATCTGTTCTACGCATCTCACCAGAGTATGTAACACCAGTTTCACTTGTTATTGCACCAGTGTAATAATCTATTAATCCAGCAGTTTGTTGAAATCTATTTCTACTTACCCAAGTTATAGTTAATCCAGCACTATCATAAACTGCTACAGGCCAATATACCCCATTAAGTTTAAAATTACCAGGAGGATAAGGTCTGTGCATCCTACCTATAGTAATTAAATCATCTTCCGGAGCAGCAGTTATAACTAATTCTCCTCTAGAAGTTATAGTAGTTAGTTTAGTTTTACATGTTTCACCTATTATATATTCTACTTGGTCGGAGGATAAGAAATCTTGAACTCCATATACTCTATCATTAGCCGTATGTACCTGTGGAACTGTATCTAAAACTCCTCTAATTACTGTTAAAGTATTAGCTACTATATTTGTAACACCTAAAAACTCATTACCTATACTAATAAACTGACCAATAGCTAAATATCTAATATCAGTTGGGTTAATAACCACTAAAGAAGTAACTACTTTATCCATATTGCTCTGTAAAAGACCAGAGAAACAGAAATCTAAACTACCTTTTCTAGTAAAAGTAGACCCTGTTGTACTCCATATACCTGCTGCAATAGAATCTGGTGTAGGAGAGGGGCCATATACTATAGTATAACTAGATGTTGTATGTACTGCTTGAGCAAAAACGTCACCTTTAGTTATAGCTATAGCATAATATGGGGACTCTATAAGACCTCGTAATGGCATAGCTACTGGATAAGTTATTGGGTCTATCCAAGCAGAAGTAGGAGGAGTATAATATATTAAATCAGCAGCATCAAATACATCTTGTATAGCATCTATAGATATTTGTTGATTAGTAGAAGTACCAAGACTTATAGATAATACCCTCATAACTAGAGTAGTATCAAGATAGTCAGGCCAGTCTAATATAAAAGCATCACCTATATTAAGATTCTCTGCACTTCTATCACAACGTATAGCACAAGTATATAATGGAGTAGATAATTGTCTTAAGTCTCTAGTAGCTAATTTTAAAGCTGTATCGGCAGTTACTACACCAGAATAAGTTATAGTCTTAGACCTAGGAGAACTTTGTCTTTGTTCTAAACCAGGGTCATGGATTCTTATACTACTATCTTGATAATTATACATATCAAAGAATTTAATTATAACCTCACTAGTTAATTCTCCTACTGACTGTCTTCTAAATTCAGATACTTCTCTAGTATTAGTTATATTTAATGTTAGTAAACCAGTTAAATTAGTTATTCTTCTTGTTAGATTAAGATGAAATAACCCATCAATCCTATCTAAGTATAATGAACCTTGTATATGTGTTAATACTTCTATTATAAAATCTTCTATAGTACCAGGAGTATCCCATAAGAAACTAAAACCTATACCTTCTGTGGCACAAGTTTGTGCAGAAGCTAAAAAACTTGCTTCATGTATTAATCCATCACTAACACCTAATCCCCATGTAGGGTCTGTTAAACATTCTCTAACTACATGTACTGCATTTATAAGTTTAACTACTGAGGAGAAAGCACCTACTAGAGCTACAATACTACCACTAGCAGGAGCAGATGGTGTACCTAACATATCATAACTTAACTGATTAAAAGTAAAGTTATCTGTCTTAATTACAAAAGTACCATTATAAAAAGTACCATTAAAACCTGATACGCCAGAAATAGTAATTAAACCTCCAACTAGTAGATTATGAGGTAGGCTCATAAGTAATGTAGCTACAGTTCCTACATGTGTTAGGGAAGTAACAGTACCAGGAAGAATATTTCCAGCTATAGATGTATTAGTTATTTCGGCTAAACCATCTTGCCATTGAGATATACCATTTCGTCTAGTATGTATTCTAGTTACTACGAAAGACCACGGCTTTATATAGTAATTTGCACCTATCACAACTCGTTTTAATATAGCAGAGACTACTCCACGGTATGCTACAAGATTTCCTAATACTACTGCTAGATAACTATTTTGGCTTTGAGAAGTTAGTCCCATTTGGATATCTACATCACCTGTTACTCCACCTTCTCTACCACTACCACCAAAAAGTAGTGGTGCATTAATAGTTATAGTACCAGAACCAGTTATTCCATCTTTCCAGGCTATTCTTTGATCTATAAGAATAGAGTTAATACTATCTACAGGCCCATGACATAAGGCCATGTGCATACCTACAGAGTATTCTGCAACAGTAAGTTGTTTACCTCCTGATTTTCCACCCTGAGTAGCCATTATCTTTTGTCCCGTAGATAGACATAGGTTACTAAATTAGTAGCCATAGAATCATTAGTTGTTAGTAGTTGAGAAGCTAATAGGCCATGTCGAGTAACATCTATCCAATCAAAGCCATTAGACTCAGAAAATAGTTTCCATCCAGGTATACAACCTTTAAAATATTCTCTAGCATCTGCTACAGTAAGTCTTTTATCTTCTCTTTCCACTAAACTTTTTAACTCTTCAATATTCATTACTTCTTACCTTGTGAGTCTACTTTAGTTTTATGTATAGAAACATCCCCATACCAGGCTATAAAAGGGTCTTTTATTATCCTAGTTCCAAAGACTACTGGTATAGGATTACCTATAGCTACAGTAGGAACTTCTATAGCAGTAGGTTTAAGTGGTTTAGTTTTATGACCAAAAGGGGATATAGGCCCAATAAAGATCATAAAGAGTATATCTTTTAATGTGAAGTTCATTATAATAATCCAGTACTTCCAAAGGGGTTTTTATAAGGTATCTTACTAAATCCACCAAAATTACTTATATTATTAAAAGTAGTACAATTAGCCTCTGTTAATTGACAACCTGGATATAAATTTATAGTACCAGTCTGTACACCAGTAAAAGGAGCAGATATTGTTATAGTTGTTCCAACTTGCTTAATTATAAATCTTTTTTCTCCATTAATCTCAGCAATGCCAGCATTAAAATAACCATCTGCTTGAGATAAACCTCCTACAGTAAATACTGTACTATTAATACCTGTCACAGAATAACTTACTTTCCAAATAGATTGTACTACTCCACAGTTAGTTGAATATAAGGTATGTCTACAGTTTAAGGTATATCTTGGTTGTAAAGAACTTCTAGCAATAGTAGTATATATAGAGTCACAAGTTACTGAAATAGATAATAAATTAGCCTTAACTTCTGTAATTCTGCCTCTCCAATATATTAAACTATTTCTATATACAATTACTGTTATAGGTATCTCTGGTAAAAAAGATACTAATGATCTAGCCCAAGTATGTGTACGTTGAAAGTTAAAAATTAAGGGAGATTTAGAAAAATTCTCTGTTAGGTTAAGTGATGAACGCTTAACTATAGTAGGGTCATAGGTAAGTCCCCCAAAACTTTTACTAAATAAAGTAGGAGTAAAGGGGTGATATACGCCGTTATCATTAAAGAGATAAAGTTCACTCATTAGTTAAGTACCTCTATACATGCAGCTTTAACTGTAGTAACTCTAGTATTATTTCTTGAAAACTCTATACTATCAGTATCTAAACGCATTTTAGTTAAAATCTCTATTCTTTTAATTATAGGTATAGCAGAAGAAGCAGAAGGAGTTAAAGCTAAAGTCTCACTACCATCTAAATTATCAGTAGAACTAGTTACCTGAAAATAAAGTATAGTTCCAGTAGTTCCTAAAATCCTTATATAATTTACCCCAAACTGTGCCCAACCGCCATATACTACTTTTATACTAGTCGCACTAAGAGCTAAAGATTCTACTGCTACTAAATCAGAGTTAAAAGCAGGAAGCCAGAATGTATTAAATTTACCTTGTAGATAGTCAAACATTCTTCTTATACTATACAATTCTACCCTAGATTTAGCTTTTAAAGATAATATTTGATTACCTCTATTATAATCATCATTATTATAGTTTACTAATTCACCAGTTTCACTATCAAAAGTAGAAGTATCTCTTGAGAATCTTTCAGATAACCCTCCTGTAACTATAGAGTTATCAATTACTACAGGTAAACCTAAATAAGTTATTCCATTAGGCCATACAGGTAAGTTATAAGTATTAGTTATATTAAAGTCTACTGCACCTGTTAAACTTTTATTCTCACTTCTATTTAAGTTTATCCCACTTTCAGTATAGCCTATAAAGACAGGTATAATCCAGCATTTCTTTCTATCAATCTTTATGGTCTGTTTTAAGACTATATGATCTGAAAATACTGACAAAACTTCACTAAGTTCATAACTATCAAAATTAGACCAAAAGACTACTATACTATTTACTTGTAACTCAAGGTTAGCAGTAGTAAAAAATACACTTGTTTGCCCTATTACTAGATTAGTTAGTTGAACTGCATCTGTCCATAAAGGAGTAGCTAAAGCTAAATGAGAATTAAATTGTCCTATTACTTTAGCTAAAGAATACTCTCTGGTATCTTTAAATAGATAATTATAGGATAAAATTTCTCTGGGTGTTTCTCTTAGTGTAAATCTCTGCTCTCCATGTCTAGAAGGTATAATATCAGTAAGCCATTCTCTCTTACCTGTTAATGTCTGTGGAGCAAACGGCCATAATATAACACGTTGACCTGTAACATATATAGTTATTGTCTGTGTACCAAAGACAAGAGTATAAAAACCATTTATAACAGATTGTCCTACAGCTTCAACTGTAAGAGTAGCATCTACAAACTCTAAAGGTTTAAAGGTATAAGGTAAACCAGGAGGAAAGTTTAATAAGGCATCAGGCAATAGGGTATTATTTATTGCAGATATAGTAGAAGTTACAAAATAAGAGTTCCATATTTCTATAGTAAATATCTGTTCTGATAAAACATTTCCTAGTTTAATACTAACTAAACTACTATGTATTCTATAATAAAAATCGAATAGATAACTTTGTGCTATATGACCTGCTGTCAAACTTCTTGTATAAGTATTTATATTTCTGGTAAGTACTAATCCTACTTTACCTATTCCTACATCAGAAGTATAAGGGGTATATCCAGCTATCCAGTCACCATTAGGACTATTAGCATAATCTTTTTTAAAGGCAAAAGTAGACTCTAGACCTGTTAAAGGGTCTATACCTCCCATAGACTTAAGTAGATAAGTTAATTCACTTGTCCCTTGTATCCTGGGGTCATATGCTATTGAACCATTTATAGTAGCCATATTTATGGGGCATATCGTATTGCAAAACCTAATGTTCCAGTAGACCCTGTAGTTCCGTTTCTATTAGTAGCATCTTTTTGAAACACAGGAAAAACCTTCCATTGATCTGTACCAAGGGTTATTATATCTCCAAGATTATAATTATCAATTCTTATAAATCTTATATGTTCTATATATCCTATATAACCAAATAAAGTACTTAACATTCTAAATTGTAAGTGTATAGGTATAAGATCAGATTGATTATTCCAACTGTTAGGGCTTCTGAATAAAGAACTTATCGTATAGTCGGATTGCATTACATTTGTAGCAGCTACTCCTGTATCTGCCCATACTATACCATCTATTTCACAATGTATTTGACTATTATTGTAAACTACTCCAACGGCAGATGAATCAATAAAGGGCATAGGAATAGAACCTCCTGATACACCAGCTAATATAGAATCTGTTATTTGAGCATAAGCGTCATTAATTATATACTGATGAGAAGCTACTCTACTAGCAAAAAACCAATTACCTCCTACAAAGGCACTAGAGTTTACTTTTACAATATCTCCAAACATAAGAACTTGTATCTTTGTAGCATCGTAATTAATGATACAAGCTACTTGATCTGGTGTTCCACTATAAAATAAATAATAGGTTATAGGCCAACTAGCAAAAGGTATATATACAGCGCCGGTTCTAGTAGCTACTCCTGTAGAACCATCAGAACTATTTGCAGCATTTATATTAAGCCATTGTTTATTATTATTAAGTATAATAGTTGTAGAAGGGGTAGGACAGTTATCTGTAGGTAC